CTTCGAAAATATATGTACGAAGTGGTGTCCCATCTTTACTATATTGAGTAACTGATGCAGTTGATTTGTATTGCTGTGGCAATCCTCTTGAATTGGAATCGTGAGAGTTGATGAAGTTTGACCATGCTTCCATGTTATTGCGGATAGCAAAATCTTCGTCGTTGATAACTGTGACCGTCCAATCGGCAAACGTTCTATCACCAGCATATTTCACTTCACGACCAAAGTATGGTACAGAATACTGACCAACTGTTGACTCTGGGATACCTGCGGAACGAACCATGAAAGGTACCTTGAAGTCAGCGCCTGAAGCGATTGGGTTAGTGATTTGAACTTGGAATAGCGTAGGACGTGCACCGCCACCGACGAGTTCGGATTTGAACTGGTTGATATTGAATGCCATTTTCTATTCTCCTTTTTGAATCTATTTATTAGACGATCTGACCAACGATTTCGTCAAACTCAATACCAGTTCTTGTTGCTACGAATGTAAGTTCGATAACGTTGATAGAACGAGCAGGCTTGACAAAAATAGAGGCGCGGAACTTATTTTGATCGATGACTTCAGGAGTATTCACGGTTGAGTCAGACACGACTCGGAAATCAGTAATACCACGTCTTCCTTGAATATCACGTAAGAACGGATCAACAATGTTCTTAAACTGTGTTTGAGTAAACTCATCGTTTAATTCGAATAAGAATGACTCAGCCGCAGTCGCGATTGATTTTTCAATAGCAATGAACAGCCTACGAACATTGAGACGATCAAATGCGCTAGGTAATCCATAACCGGTTTTATCGCCAAATAGGACAATCCCTTGACCAACTTGAGCCATAACTGGATTAACATCCGCGCTATAAAGCTGATCTCTGTGTGATTTATTTGGATTATATGCCAACTTAACAACGTTCTTAATAACACCTTTTCTATAACCTGCTGGTGATTCCCAAGGATCTACTCTTGAGGCAAGTCCTGCCATATCACCGTTTAATGGTGTCCAACGATATGTATCATTATACTTGTCGTAACGATATTTGTAACCTGAATCCATGAACCAATAAGATGAGTTCTGAATTGAATTACGATAGTCAATAACGTTCTTTAGCTGTGTATTTGATTTCTTTTCGTCAACAACATCTGCTTTGGACGGTGAAAGGAATGCAACACAATCTTTTCTGCTTTCTACGATGTTTGAAACAATATAGTTTGCACGGTTGCCTGCATCGTCGCCTTTACCTTGTAGACAGAATGAAATATCAATTTCGTTTCCTTCTTTAAACAGATCCCAAGCTTTACCAATTGATGCTAATGTAGCATTGCTTTCTGTTTGTGCGTCGGATCCATTTTCTAATGTATTATAAACCGCAGCTGCTTGTGTGGCTGTGCCAACAGCATTAGTATTTGCAGCTACAATCCAATTTGATCTTCCTTCAATAACATCAACCCAATAATTTGCGCTTCCATCTTCAAGTTTTGCACCTTCTGTAGCAGAAAGGTTGTTATAAACTTCAAGAACTGTTCCTGCTTTACCGGAAATTCCACCGTCGTTATCAATAACAGCAACGTGAATGTGTCCAGCATTTGGAGCTTTTGAGAAGTATTGATTTTGTCCCCATTTCTTTTCAATTGATAATAAGGCAAGGTCTGTTTCAGGTAATGTATATCTATTATTAAATGCGATAGTATATGCATATCCGTTAACTGTGTTACCAGTAGCAATTTCGGATTCTGTAATGCTCGCAACTGATACATTGGTATAACCTGCGCTATCGTTACCGATTACTAAGACATCACCTGCACCAATTGAAGTAATTTGATCTGCTGGCGCTACTTCAAACGTAACACTTGAAGCATTAAATTCAATTACTTGATCTACAGCAACATTTGAAATTTTAACTGTTGGGATATCGCCAACTGCAATAGCAGTATCTTCGTATCCGGATGCTGTAACCCAGGCAACATCAATAGAATTACCTAAAGCGCCTGGATATTTGGCGTCAAATGCGCCGCCGGCGCTGTTTGCAGTTCCAGAACTATCGTTGTCTGCACGAACAACCCAAAGGGCGTTTGCATATGCAAGATAATC